GAGGCCAGGAAGTCCCTTTCAACGTAGTCAACAGAGAGAAGACAGTATCGGCAGCTAACTTCTATTGCTTTCTGCATCGAACCTTTGGTTTGCCACTTTGTGATTATCCAATCGTGAGAACCTTTCCTGCATGGTTCTTTTATTTTTATTTTTTGCTTGCCGTGACTTAATAATCCTGACATTTCATTCTCCATATTTCAAAAATACTTTGTGTTCAAACTCAGTTAGCATTGCACTAGGAACTATGTGGTCGCTACCCTTTCTGAGTTCATCTTTGTTTGCTTCTCTAAAGTAAATAAACACTGGCGAACCAGCATGCTCAATTTCTTTAAAGACAGAGACGCGGGTTTTACAATATGTCATTATTCTACCATAGGTTTTTGGGAATGGGTAAGAGCCAAGCATTCTAGCAAATAAGGCTCATGCCCTCAATCTTGAACGTGCTTAAATTTTAAGCAGAGGTCCCCAGTTTCTAGGCTTATGTTCCACGCGTAGAACTTATACTGCATGTCGTTGCCATTTAAATCTTGCATAGGAAACTCCTCTAACATCTCATCTAGTTGTCCCTTTAAAACTTCATCTATTTTATTGTTGGCCTCTATGAGTGCGTAGATTTGTTGCATGTGAACCTCCTTGTTATTTAAAGAAGCAGAGATGTCTCTGCTTCTAGTCATTAAAGAACTATTCATCGGTAACCTTAACTGCCTCAACTATAATATCAGGGACGCCGCTGCCTTCTGTTAACATCTTTAGCTTTTCTTTTTGCTCAATATCCCTAGCCTTTTTCATAAGTCTGGAGCGGAGTTGATTGTATGAAGCTGAAGTAATCTTGTGCACGTCATCAACGTTGGCAACCTTACAGATATCTTCCAGGGATACCTCTGCGCGTTCAGCTAGCACTACCATCTCAGCAATCTGTTCACTATCTATAGGCTCAATTGCTGGCGTGCTTGTTGGCGAAGGCCTGCTGACATGTTCTGGCTTGATGTCCATGGCTTCTTCACGGCTAATGATACCTCTAAGTGCGTCAGTAAAAGCATCTCTTAGGGCAAAGCCTCGGGCTCTCATTTGAAGCATGCGTCCTGGGTATAAAGTCCAAGCTCCACCCTTTTTCCAAAGCCCGGCAGACTCAGCATCTTTCTTGCTGAACTCACGAACAACCTCAGGTTCATTCTTACGTTTAACCTTGCACACTGCAGTCATAGTTGTGCTGTCTAGCTGTTCATCTATGTATTCAAAGTCTGGTGACCGGCGGCATATAGCCATCATAGCATCTCCCCATACCGAAGGGCGACCGTTGATAACTGCAATGTTTTGGAGTGCTTGCATTGGTTTTAGTCCGACCTCTTGACCCATCTGAATGCAGATCATGATGTCCCCTGGCTTTCCATAGAATTGTTTAGGACAGAACTGTGACTTGGATATCATTTCAGATACCTTGACTGCCTGGTCGAATGTTGACACTGACATGAAGCCGCCGCTTGGGCCGTCAGAATCTATGGTTGTTAAATTGGTTTCATCATTCATGTTAAATCCTCTTCTGTTTTTTTAGCGTAACCTGGGAGTGAGATTGTTGACGACTGATAGCTTGACCATTGCCCAGTCTCATAGTTTTCTTTCATATCGTACAGTGTGCTTTTAAATTCTTCTATTCCAAGACGTAAGTCTTCCTCGTTTAATGTGTATACAACAACTGCATAGGGTGGATCCTTTTCAACTACAACAAAAATAAAGTTTGTCATCTCCTGTTTGTTCAAACTCTTAAGTGCTTCATGTATCATGCCACATTGTATGTGATATCCAAAGTTATGAATGGCTCTGGAGAATTCTTTTTTACCTGCATTTGCAGTAGTTTTCAAGTCTACTATGAAGTTTTTATTCCATACATCTGGGCGTGCCTTACACAAAAGACCGGTGTCAACATCATCCCAAAAGAGTGACTTCTCGTAGAGAGCATCCTTCAAAAGAACTGATGCTTCAGGATGAAAGTCAATCTGCGCAGCCATTTCTCCTATTATTTTCTGGGCCTCTGCGTCAATGAGATACTTTCCCCCTGCATTTTCCAGTGCTTCTTTGTATTCTTCTTTGCCTTTCTTGGTGACTCGGTTCATCTTTGGAACTACGTGATACTCCTTGTAGTATTTATCATGTTCTAAAACATAAGTATGAAATGCATTACCAAAGTCCATTGCATTTCTCACTGTTATTATGTCAACCTCACGCCTTTCTTTTGGGTGGGGTGAAACATACTTGTGATAGTAATGCAAGGGTGAACGTTTGTATTCCATGATGCCGCTGCGACTAACGCCGAGGCCCTCATGGTAGTCAGTAATTAATATGTCATAAACACCTGGTTTCATTTGTATTCTCCGTGTAGCCATTGGTTGTCATTGAGTGTAGAGTAGCCGTCACCATCTGTCAATAATTTTCATTGATTTTATTTATATCTATGTTAGAATGATTTTATTATTTAAACAAATGGGGGTTGGATTATGAATGTGACAGCAAGCTACGTTATGCCAGATGGATTAAAGAGAGACATCCAAAGGATTTCAAGAGCTGAGGATGTCTCGGCGTCAAAGATAGCCAAGCGCGCTTTGATAGAATATGTAGAGGAATATAAGAAGAAGAAAAAAGGGAAGTGACACTTGGCAAGGAACAACAAAAGGGAATTTGAAGAGCAGGTAGCTTTGATGGAATGGTTTGCCATTCAGTATCCCAGGGAGATTGTTATTGTTTCTGCCAATGGAGGCAGCAGGCATTTCCTTGAGGCAGCAAACCTTAAGAGGTCCGGTGTTAGGCGCGGAGTGCCGGACTTATTTATGCCTGTGGTCAATGATGATTACGCTGGTTTATTTATTGAGTTAAAACCTACGATAGTTGCAGGCAAATCGAACGGGCGCGTTACTGATGAACAGTTTGAAGTTCTCTCTCACCTAGATTCTAGAGGCTATAAAGCTCAGGTGTGCTGGGGGTTTGAGGATGCTTCATCAACAATTAAACAGTATATGTTAAAGAGGTAAATTATGTTAAAAGATATGGACCCAGTAGAAGCTGCTGAAAAATACAGAAGCCTTAGTCTTATGGTTAATGCTGTTGAGAGGATGCCAGTTCACATTAAGAAGTGTAAGTTCAGCGCACCGCCAGTCATACCGGCTGAGTTCAAGCGTACAAAAATACCTTCCAATTTATTCTTTACGTCTTATGAGTTCACAATGCTGGATATCCTAGAGGGTACGAAACAGTTGATGAAGTTGTACGAACCTCATATTCAGCGTGACGTTCTTGAAAAGATAAAGAAGGAGGTGAAGTGATATGAGTGATGTAGTAATGAAAAAAGAGGAGAGGTCTGTACAGTTATCGAAAGGGGCAGCGGCGGCGGTGGTGAAAGAACTGTTGAAGACGGGGGTACTAGAGCGGGAAGAAGATATGACGCCGCAGATGTTCGAGGTCTTCAAGGTTGGGTTTATGGTTGGCGTAGAGTACGGGTTAGTGTCATGAAACAAAACAGGGTAAGAGGTGAAGTGATATGAGTGATGTAGTAATGAAAGAGGATAAAGAATGATGAAGAAGAGGCAAAAACCTAATCCAAAAAAACAAAAGAAAAGAAAAACTGAAGTGGAGCTAGAGGAGCATGAATGTGGTGTTCCCTTGATAATTCCGAGATACCTCATGCTTCAAGAAGCTATGACTGTGGAGAAAGTTAGAATTTACCATGCTGGGTATGTATCTGGGATGAGCCATGAAGAGAATATGAAGGAGGCTTTCCCTGATGGAGTCCCGGAGGAGGCTACTTAATTAAGGTGGAACTACACGAGGAATTATTGTAAGTTTATCTCTCGAATCAAAAAGACCCAGCATGTGCCGGGTCTTCTAATTTCACTTTAAGGAAAAAGTTATGAAATGCAAATCTAAACACACCAATGCCTCAACCACATACCCACAAACGATTTCAAAAGGTGAAAATTGTAATCAAAACCCAACTGCAATCAAAAACCAAAAGGTGAAAACTGTAATCAAACACCAAAAGGAGAACCAATCAACAATCAAACACCAAAAGGAGAAAGCAATGAAACCCACAATCCAAAACGAAGAAGAAACTATGAAGAATGACGAACACACTTTTAAGCTTCTTATGAGTTGGGTGCGAATCCCTTGGGTAACCCTTAGCTTGCTCAAGGTGATTGCAATTATATTTCAGTTCATTAGCAAAGGCAAGAAATTCTTCATGGGCAACAGGGAGATGTGCCGGAGAACTTGCTTAACAAGCCGAAACCTACGCAAGTGTATTCAGGTTCTAGCGGATAAGAAATTTATAAAAATAACTGAGGTAGGGAGCATTAGGCGCATTGCATTCTCAGGTTTCAGGGCAAAAGAATTAGAAGTTGTCATGGACAAGGTTAAGTTAAGATGCCGACCAATCGGTGGATACGAGCCATGGTTCTTTGAGGTCCCATGCAAAGTAGCTTGCTTGCCACGCATGACTAAGTCCCACCTCATTACCTTCGAAGATGGACATCACCTCTTATCCAGGGGCCGCGACTACTACCCGTCTGACGTTGAGATTTCCAAGCGGACTGGTGAATCAGTCAGGCAGATAGAGAGGGCACACAAATTACTCAGGGAACTTGGCTTGATGGAGTCAGTAAGGGTTGACGGGAAGAGATACCTTAACCCTCCTGGTCGTGATTTGACACTGACATACAGCCAGAAAGACTTGTCCACAGCACGCCCAACTAACGTGCCAGCTGGTTCACCCCCGTGTGCCAATCACCCGACAGCTGGGGCCGGGCTACCCGACAGCCAGGGCCGACATAAGAATATTAGAAGTGAATATAAGAATTTGTATGAATATCATAAGAGAGGTTTACCGACAGAACAGGATGGTCAGTTTGTTAAACCAAAGAAGATTAGCTTGGCTGCTATGAAGAAGATGCTAAGCATTGAGGAGAACTATTTGCTCGGGCAGCTTACTAAGCGCGGACATTACGAGGGGCATGCATTACGTCTCATTGACGAGCATCCCATCTTTGAGATTAACAATGCCTTGGATGATTGTAAGAACCCAACAGTCCAGAACAAGGGGGCTTACATAACCGCTTGCCTTGCTACTGCCAGGAGGATGAGGGGCGGCGCCACACCCCTTGCAAGCGTGGTATAGTTAAAGCACTGGCAGACGAAGGCGCGGAAGCATGCTCCCATGCAATTGCTTGGAGCGCCACTGCCGGTAGGCTTAAGGCTTCAACCCAAACCCCATCAGATTGTGATATAATTATGGCTCTAACTACAAATATATTAATACGAGAGCACAAAACAAATGCAAGACAACCATTATTTATCACGCCAGAGGCCCATACGAGTCCAGAGAGAAGAGGTTTCCCACCGCGAGGAACTTGGTTACTCAGAGAGAGGCAGGCCTCTTAGGTGCAACCACAGACCTGACTCCATGGAGATAGGTAGAGAGAACTTAGTTATCATCCGAGAGATTCTTGCTAGGAAGGAAGGCGCCTTAGGTTAGTCTTGGTTTGCCATCATCGTCATCCAGGCTGCTAAATGCTTCCCTTGTTATTACTTCCTTCAAGTGGTTCCCTGACTTTGTTCTGTCAATTTGTATGGTTACTGCCTCAAACATGTATTGATGTTGATGTTGATGGTGGTATTGAGGAGCGGGAACGGGAAACTCAGCCACAGGAGAGTCGTCACACCTAGAGTCCTCAGAGTCAGAGGAGTCACTAGAGTCTTCTGTGTTGCCAGGCATAATCCAATTGACAATTCTCTTAATGGTTCTTCTAACTAACTTTCTGCCAAGCGCTAACAAAAATGCGACTCCCGCACTCGCTACGAACGGTGCTGCCACGGGGAGTACTGCAATGGCGATAGCAGTGCAGACGATAGTTCCCAGCAGTGTGAGAGCCGCATATAACCTTTTTTTTGTAAACTTCATGTGATTATTATAATCGATTATTTATTTTTAGCATCTTCTAGGCCGCGTTCATACTTTTGAAGTCGCGATGTAAAAGTTGCTATGTTTCCTAGCAGTTTATTCTGAACGTCCAGTCTGACTGGTTTCGACTTGCTCTCAGTGATAACGTCAACCGCAGATTTGTACTGAGCAAATAAAGTCATAGCATAAAATTCAACCATAGAATCAGTATCCCTGTAGTCTATTTCTTTTATGTCTTCCATCAATGTTCCTTAGTAATTGCTTGCACATTATCAGCATGGTATTATACTGATAGACAACTGGCAATCGACCAGAGAATAGCACGGTTAGTTATTGGTTTTAACACTTGTTATTAAAAGCGCAGTGCTACTCTGCGCTTTACTTTATTCACCGCGTATTGTTAATTTCTCAAAATCATCATCTTCTTCTCGATAACGCATTGTGATAGCCTTGTCCCCTCCGACAATAAAAATAGCTTTTAGCGCGCTCTTTTTTATATGAGCCAAACCATCAACCTGAGCCACTAGCTTGTCTTGAAGATCTACAAGGTGTCTAAAAACCTCATGGTTATCAGGAATTTCAGCAGATTCCCCATACATGGTAAGATTCCATCTTGCGGATTCAACTGATAAAAGCATCTTTTTTAATCTATAGAGGGTTCTGTTAATGACATTAGATTCGTCAGCCAACATCAACTTTAAAGTTAACAAGTCGTCAATGCTATCAGCTTTACATAATGAATTGTCAAAGTCATACGTGAACTGGGCAAGCTTCTTTCGCATATCATAAATCATCAGAACATTCCCTGTAAATGTATGGTAGTTCTATCACATCGACACCGCCTTAAAGATTCTAATTATTAAAAACAAAAACATGACAGCAAAAGAACCCAGCGTTCCTGCGATAAAGCAACTTGCATTTACATTGTCTGTAATAGACAGCGATACAAGGGAAGACCACAAGAACCAAATGACTATAGTTGTCACAATAACCATCCAGTCAGGAAGAGTCGTGAGGTCCATGGTGTAGACATCATAACCCCAGACAACCAGAAGCAATCCACCGGCAACATAGAATCCTACCTGTTGTATTATGTTAAGTAGAGAGCCGTTAAATGACATTGTTCTCTCCTTTAATTTCAGCATTGGACAAGTCAATATAGATGGTCATGAGCACCTCCAGGTAAAAGGTATTGCTTAACGATAGCCATCGTATCAGGGTCACGATCCATAACGTACTCGTATGCTTTTGTATCCTTGTTAAACTCAAGGATACCGTCGTCCTTCAACTTGACAATGGCATGGTTTATTTTTTCTACATCAACGTTAAGCTGTTTGCTAAAATAATAAACACTGGAACGTTCAGGGAATCGTACTGCATAGTCAATGCAAATAAATCTCTTAAGCGCTTGTAAAACTTTAGCGTCCATGTCATCTCTCCTGTATTAACCAGTCTTTTTCAAGCAAGTCACTAAGTGATGGAAGCCAAGGTATCTTATTTTCAGAGCCATCCTTGTTCTTTTTCATTTGACAGAGCTGAACGGGTGGAGGTGCAAGCTTATCCCTAGGGCCAATAGTATTTTTAACAAGCCTAATGGAAGGTACCATTGGCTTCCAGTTAGACCTTCTCGCTGTGCCACGGTTACGTAGAACTACTAGTGCGTCTTCGAAATAAAATGTTTTGTTAATCATGGTTTGTCCTTGTGTCACTGATGCTTGGATTATACCTTGGGAGCCATTGATAGTCAATGATAATGTAGGTGTTTTTACTTAGTATGAAGGATGATATATAATGGGAGTATGTGTAAATCCCTCAAAAAAAGGAATGTTTTTTTGGCTAAAAAAGATGACGGTAAGTCAAAGACCAAGAAGAAACCAGCAGTTAAAAAGCCTGCTAGAAAACCCTACAACATAAAAAAGAAAACTCTAGATGAAAAGCTATCGCCAAAGCCTCCTGAGTTCAAAGACAAACGTAAGATCAAGGCTCGCATCAAGTACCCTGCTAGCAAGTATGATGAAAGCATGTGCGATGAATTAATAGCTACTTTGCAAAAGGGTAATAGCCGGGCTCATTTTTGTGCTACACACAACATATCATATTTGACCTTTGATAACTGGAGGAACAAGTATGAAGAGTTCTGGGAAGCCTATCAAGTAGCTCTCCCCAAGTCTGAGAAATGGTGGCAGGATGTTGCCAAAGCTCACGTCACACAAGAGTACAGGGGCACTGAGCTTAATCATGTGGTGTGGTCTATGAACATGAGAAATAGATTCGGCTGGACTGAGCATCGAATGGTTAAAGTTCCTGGCTTGGCTGCTGGAAAAACATTCAAAGATAAGTTCAACGCCCTAACCGCGTCCATAGAGAGCGGCAAGCTGACAAGTGGTGAGGTAACTGCAATGGCTGGACTGTTAACGTCAGGCATTAAGATTGCTGAGTCAGCTGAGATCATGGACAGAATCGAAACGCTTGAGAAACTATTAGAGCAGGCACAATTTAATGAAAGCATCTCAAAGTAAAAGGCTTAGCATAATCGAGAACGCATTGGCGCAGATGGTCTGCGTTCAGGTTGAGATTTACTCTAGAGAAACTAAAGAGGTAATAAAGAAATTTAGTGGGAAAGGCGCAAAGCACAACATCGTTAGAGTCACAGCTTGTTTCTGAGGGTGGGATAGATACACCGGTCCAGGAGTTTTACATTTGTTTTAGTGGCTGTGGTGAATACCCACTCAACTATTTATGTCGAAAGGGATTCAATCATGTGTCTATAATGGAGCGGGTGCCTCTAGGGTTTATAGTCCATGATGCCAACAAGTCAGCGCTTGATACTTATGTGCTGCCCGAGGCTCCCGCTGAAGATTTCATAAAGATATTTCTAAAGAGTAGACCTGACTATACTATTCTTGCTGTAAGGAAGTCGGTCTCCAACCGGGACCAGCACGTAGTTAGGTTCGGCGTGCACTCGTGTGTTAGTATTGTCGCTTACATTCTTGGGTTACGCTTACCGTTTTACTGTCTTACCCCCTACGGTCTTTACAAGCGTTTAATGAGAGGAGGGGGTGGAATAATTAGCGTAAGGAGATTGGGTTATGTCTAGAGGAAGAAGGCAGGCACGCAGGGCTCAGCAAGCTGCCGAGCAATCAGCAAATGAAGCGCGGAACCTTAGAGGTGCTATCATGAAAAAAGAACAATCAGAAAGGGCCAAGGTTCAGAAGAAGTTAATACGCAGCATCCAAGGAAGTTTCAATCCATTTCTATTCTTGCCAGACTCCAACTCGTCCCTTGGTGGCGGTTCAGGCGGAGGCTTATAATCAATGGCAAACCTAGATAATTTATCAGCTCGACGCCAGAAGGCGATGGGCACACTACAAGAGTGGCGTTCAATTCTTGACAAGACATACAGATATGCAGCCCCCAACTCTAATGTCTGGAGAGACTCCGGGTCACCTGGCAGCAAGACTACTGACAAAGGCGGAAATGTTTTCACTGACGTTTATGATTTAACTTTAGTGCAAGCAACACAGGGTCTCGTTAACAAACTAATTAATTCGCTAATCCCTCAGTATCAAGAGTGGGTAACGTTTGTTCCTGGCACAGATATAGAGCCAGAGTTTGAAGATGAGGTTGCACGTGAACTTCAGAAGCTAACCAAAAAATTCTTCTCATACATTGATAACTCTGCATTCTACACCGCATCCGCTGAAGCATTTACAGACTTCGCTATTTCAACGGGAGCCCTGCAAATCAATGAGGGTGATGATGATGAGCCTTTAGTCTTTGCATCGATACCCTCAAACTGTATCGCCTATGAAGCTGGTGTTGACGGTAGTTTCAGAGGATTCTTTAGAGATTTTATCGGTATCTCAGTTGATGAGATAGAAAGCTTCTGGCCTGAAGGGAATGTCTCTGCAGAGGTTCGACGGATGGGTAGAGATTCTAGCGGCGGTAACTCAAAGCAAATCCATGTCGTTGAAGCAACTACCTTTGACTATAAAAATAAAACATGGGAAACGACAATCTATGAAGAAAACCTAAAGTCTGAAATATTTGAAACGGTTGAGGAATTCCCTGCTTTTGTTGCGTTCAGATGGAACCGCAGAAGCGGTGAGGTATTGGGTCGAGGTCCTGCGATGGATGCTATGCCAGCGTCCGCTTCTCTTAACGAGGCAATGAAGGATGAGCTAATAGCAGCAGCGTTCAGAGCAAACCCAATGTATGTTGCATACACAGATGCCATGGTTAACTATGAGAACTTTGTTGTCGGTCCAGGTGCGATACTCCCAGTGCGTCCTAGTAGCGCAGGGGCATTTCCGTTCGCTCCGATACCTATGGCTGGCGACATAAACTTTGGTATACTTGTAGCTCAAGAGTTAAGAGAGCAAATCAATAAAATGATGCTGTCTGCCCCTCTTGGTCCAATCAATACTCCACGCGGAACTGCAACTGAAGCCACACTCAGACAGTTAGAGATGACAGAGAATGCAGCAGCAAGCATTACTCGTATCGAAAGAGAGTTCTTAAGCCCTACAATTAATCGCATCTTATTTATTCTTAAGAAGCGTGGGCTCTGGCCTGATATTAAAGTTAACGGCAAGGTGGTTGCTGTAAAGTATGAGACCCCACTGACTGCAAGCCGTGGCCAGAAAGAAGTAGAGAAGCTAGCGACTTACTTCCAGGTTCTGGCAGGTATCGTCGGTCCAGAGTTGGCGGCAGCTTCAATGAAGGTTGAGAAGATTCCATCATTTATCGCACAAAATATTGAGGCAAGTCTTGAGCTTGTTAAGACTGAGCGAGAAATACTGGAAGATATTAAGAAGATGCAGGAAGCCCAAGAGCTAGCGGCAGAAGGGCAAGAAGGTACCGAGCAGCCTGGAGGAATAGTTCCACCAGAACAGGAGATATAGATAATGTCAGCACAAATTCCAGCAGCGCAAATGAATAGAGAGACCAAGGTGAAGTTGACCCCTCATCAGGAAAGGTTAACTCAGCTTGGGAGCACGGCAAGGACCCAAGGTCTAAGTGCCAAAGAGTTTAAAGAGTTTGTAGACCTCCTTCAGAGAAGGTTTCTGCTCGAGACACCATTTTGCTCGCCCGGTTCGACTGATGGGTGGGGATACTTTAGAACCGGGCAGGCAGATGTAGTCAAATTTATACGTACAAACTTAATGGGGATGGAGTTATAGATGAGCAGTGAGCAAGTTGAACCTCAAGAGGTTGCCAATGATACAGACGTTCCAGCCAATATAAATCAAACAAGAGACGGTACCCATAGCGGTGATGGAACCGATGGAGCGCAAGCACCTACTTGGCAGTACGCAGAGGGCGTGTCAGGAGAGGGCGAGGTTCCTGAGTGGTTTATAGCAAACAAATATAGAACGGTAGAAGAGCAAGCCAAAGCTGCAAACGAACTGAGAAAGAAGCTGGGCTCTAAAGCTGAGGATGCTCCTGAAGCATATGAAATAGACTATGATTCTTTTGGTATCAAGAAAGATGACCCTGTTTTAGCTGAGTTTAATACGTTCTTTAAAGATATGAATGTTGCACAGGCAGACTATGAAAAGATAATAAAAAAGTTTGTAGACATTCAGACATCACATGGTGAATCTTTGGAGAAGCAAAAGACTGAAGCTTTCAATGCTTTTGGACCAGATACAAAAGAAACGGTAGGCAGGCTGAATACATGGATAGACAATAGTTTTACAGCAGAAGAGCAAGACATCGTTAAAAGTTTTATGACCTCAGCTGAAGAGGTTCGGGTGCTTGAGAAAATGAGGCAAGGTCTTCCCAAGTCTGCCCCTCCAACTGTACACCAAACAGCAACAGCCTCTAGCTATGAAACCTATGCATCAGTCAATGCAGACATACGGAAAAACTGGACTAAGATGCAGAGCGACCCAGACTATAGAGATGGAATGGAAAGAAGAAGAAAAGAAGCATACACCAGAGAGAATCAGAGATAATATGTTTGCGCTAAATACAGCCATCAATGTGTTTGGCGCAACCTACAAACCTATCAATTCGAGACTCTAAAACTTCACTGCTAGAGACAGCATAATATATACAATAGTATTCTGCTTGAGCATATGCGTTTCCATAAGGAGGAATCGGATCGGGTATCATCCAATACTTTACTCTTGCAATTAGTGCATTGAATGCCAGGTTAAATATAAGATGCTCTTCCCCTGGAAGTTCCTGGTAATTGCAGTACTTTAGTATCTTATCTTTTATGTCTGTTCTTATATTTAAGTATCTAATAATGTCATTGTAGGTGTCACCCTCTACTTGCATGAACCCAAGCGCAGGACCTGTCGGTACTTGCTTTAGATGTGTAAGGGATGACTCCATGGCAGCTGTTCTTGCTAGCAAATAATGTGCGTCAGCCGAGTACATGTCGACGGCTCTGAATGCTCTTTCCAGTATGAGTTCGCAGTATTGCGATGGGTTAATCATACAAACAGAGACATGCTTGCCCACTTGGTGGGGTTCAGGTCTATAGCGTATATCAGCTCATCAAATGTTTTAAAGTCTAGGATGTGCATGGAATCTTACCTCATAATGGCTTAGGGAACGCATCGTCGATAGCTTTCATCTGTAATTTCCAGGCATCTAGTCCATCAGTATATATTTTATCCAGCTGGCCTTCCACGCTAGGACGGTTTTCTTTTCTCAATCTTAGATATTTAGTACTCGCTCTCATGGCTAAGTATTCTCTCCATGCTGTATCCAAGTCTGCTTGTGTAGGTTTAGGTTTGGTACCAGACATCCAGTTCAAAGAGTCTAGAGTCTCGCCACACCCAAACTCCATAGCAGGGTCGTATTGAAGTAATGCTAATGCTATGTCCATGGTTGCTCCTATTAGGTTCCGTCGATTTCCATTACAATTATTGTGCTCGTGCCTCTAGAGTGATTTGCATCATCGGTGTCAGCAACATTTCTATTTATACCTTGGAGGCTGGCAGTCCCTGTCGTAGCTGTCTGAACTGTGTAGGCAAGGGCCGACGTGCTAGCGGGGCTGTCTATATAGCTAATGTTGACAGTCTGGATGTCTTCTGTGTCAACGAACCTCATTACTGTAGTACATAAAACTCTGCTGCCTGCTGCGTCTGCTTGCAAGATGTTAGTAGTGTCTCTTCTTAGCCTGAAAACCGAGTTATAACTAGCATTTCTCCCGCCTGCATTCATCATGACTTGTACAAATGCCGTATTACTTGTGCTGGCAAGTGTGATTCCGGCAGATAGCGTAGGTATAGTGGTAAACGTATTAGTTGTCTGGGTGTAGGCATCCGTCTTGGTATCTTGAATTACCTGTAGAATTTTTCCTCCGCCACCAGCAACTGCCGTACCTAACGTTGACTGCATTTGAAAGCTGGTTCCGTCATACACGACGGTAACAAGTTGACCCGCAAGAATGTCCCCAGTCGCAAGAGCTTGATTGTAATTCTTTACGATTGCCTTGGCGCCCAGTGCATTAACGTTTAGTGTGCACGCCCCAGTGTTAAGTGTTCCCGCACCAAAGGTCACGACCATTCCATTCACATATGCAGCTGGTGCTGGCGATAAGGTTATGGCGTAAGTGTCACTGCCTGCAGCGTCGAGTGCATAGAGCTGAGCGCCGGATTGTGAGACTTTGTAATTTAATGATAAAGCTGAAGGCATTATACTATCACTCCTATGTATTGATTCCAGTAAGCTGTGGTTGCACTAGCAGCTAGCATCACTGGCTTGACAATTTCACCTGGCGTTGTTGGCGCAGTTGAGGTGGCATCTCCAGCACTTGACTCTGATAGATACAGGACATCTCCAGCAGTTAATGCCGCGAGCCCGGTTACCAACCCGCCGAACTGCAGAGTGAAATCATCAACACCTGCGACAGCACTAACTATCCCTACAACCTCAGCCGCAGCCGCAGATGTCGCAACCGCTAGCGTGTAGGTAGCTCCATCCATATAAAGAAGTTCTTGCCC